AAGAGGGTCTGAAAAAGCATTTAAATTCTTATTCAGGTTGTTCGAGTATAAAGATAATCATGATAGAGAACTTGAATTTTATTACCCATCATATGATATGTTACGTGTTTCTGATGGTAAATGGGTTAATGAAAAAAGTATTAAAATAATTGATCCACCTGAAGATGTTCTTGAATGGGAAGGTGGTCAGGTTACTGGTAAGAAATCCGGTGCTAAAGGAATAATTGATGAGATTAAAGTGTATAAATCATCATCAAATGTACAAATTGCTGAAATATTTATAATAGAATTTGATATTATGCATAGAGCTAATAAGTTTATTTGTGGAGAAGAAATTGAAATTGTAACAAAAGAATTAAAAACTTATGTAGCTAATATAGAGAAAGTTTTATATGGAATAGAATTTGATGTTGATACTAATGGAGAAGAAAAAAGAGGACACTATTATATTTCTGATCAGAGAGTGAAATTAATTAATATAGGTGATGGTGTTGATGGAAGGATTGTTATTGATAATATTGAAAAAGGATCAGTTGAAGATTTTGAAATTATATCTGGTGGAACTGATTATTCTGTTGGAGATAAAGTTTATACATCAAATAATGAAACTGGATCAAATGCATATGGGAAAGTGTCTAAAGTCGATGCAACAACAGGAGAAATACTCGGTATTGATTTAATTTTTGGTGGTCATAATTATTCTTCATGTAAACATGTTTATGTGGAAAGTGTAAATGGAAAAGATGCAGTTTTAATGATTAAAAGTTCTACTATAGGAAGAATAAAATCATTAGAAATTAGAAATTTTGGTATAAATTATAGTCCTGCTAATACTCAAGTTGTATTTAATACTATTATACGAATATACGAAATACATAAAGATGGTTTTATAGGAGAAAAAATAGTAGGTGAAAATAGTGGAGCAGAAGGTATTGTTGAATATTGGGACAAAGATAGTAATGTAATATCAGTAAATGTATTATCATCTACCCCATTTATAGTAGGTGAAAAAATAGTAGGACAACGATATGGCGGTAATGGAATAATATATGATATGTATATTGCCGAAGGAAAAATTACAGAAGGATGTTTATGTAATTATAAAGGTAGATATATAAACATGGATGGTCATATATCATCTCTTAAATACATTCAAGATTCATATTTTTATCAAATGTTTTCTTATATGTTAAAGACTACTAAAGATAAATCTGAATGGAATGATATGATAAAAAATGTTCATCCGGCAGGTACGATAGGATTTTCGTATAGAGATGTTACATCAAATTATATTAAAGAATCTTATGGTGGATTTATAAGTCCATGTATTGATACTACTGAATTTTATAAATTTAGATGGGTATTAAATGGATATAATATCGGTGGATTTAGTGATTATTCTAATACTCAAATAAAAGATTATGGAGATATAGTCATTGATGATATAGCAAATATATTAAGTAATAAATTAAATAAAACAGATAAATGTTACGGATCGGAGGTAACGGTTATATGAGTGCAATAATAACATTAGAATCAAGATTACAAAGTGCAAAGGAATATATAAATAATAATTTTGATTCTGTTGATAATAATATATATTCTCATTTGTATATTGGAAGATCATTACCATGGAATGACGAATATTCTCCAGATATGGCAATAATGTCCGATAAAGATATTCATGATACTCTTTTTCAAAGAATATTACTCAAGCAAATAAAAAAGGAAAATGCTATTCTTGCCATAAGAAAATTTGTTTGGATTGCTGATACTATATATACTCGTGCTGATAGTGATACTGATTATACTGATTACAGAAATTGGATACATCCTGAAAGTCCATTTTATGTGATTAATTCTGAAGGTAATGTATATAAATGTATCGACAATAATCATAATTCTCCTTCAACTAAAGAACCGACAGGACAATCTACAGATTATATTAATATTCAAGATGGTTATGTCTGGAAATTTATGTTTGATTTAGATACTGGTATTAAGGATAAATTTCTTTCTAATACTTGGATACCAGTTCCATATGAAGATAATACTAAGACAGCTACTCATTTAAATATAGAATCTACTGCAGTTAAAGGTGATATACCTTATATCAGAGTTGATGATGGTGGAGAAAACTATACAACTGCTCCAGAAATAGAAATACGTGGTGATGGTACAGGGGCTACTGCTATTGCAATAATGAATGGAGAAAAAATAGAAAGTATTCAAATATCCGATATGGGAACTGGATACACTCATGCTGAAGTTCATGTTTTTGGAAATGGAAATGGAGCTAAATTGACTGCAATGGTATCTCCTAATGATGGTCATGGTTCAAATGCTTTTTATGAACTTGGGGCGTTTTTTGTAGAAACTTCCATTGAGATTAATGGTGATGAAAATGGTATTGCTCCAATTACAGGAACATATAGAAATGTTGGTATAGTTCGTAACACATTAGATAAATCTGGAAATGTTATAACAGACGAAATATATAATACTTTATCTATTATAAATATTACTAACTCTTCTGGTGATTTTTTATACAATGAAATGGTAATTGGAGAAGATTCATATGCTCAAGGTATTGTATATGATGATCCATCTGGAACGACTAAAAATGTTGATATGTATATGATTGAAGGAACTTTTCAAGATGGAGAAAATTTACATGGTCAAGAATCTGGAGAAACTGGAGTGTATAATGAAACAAATAGTGTTATAACAGATGTTGATGTTTTAAGTGGAGATATTCTTTATAAAGAGAATATCATTTTTATAACAAGAAAAGAATTACAAAATGAAAAATTTATATTTGTTATTGAATTTTAATAACAAATTTTATATAAAAGATTAATAAGGAAATATATATGTTAAATTTTAATACAGCACCATATTTTGATGATTTTGATAAAGATAATAAATTTTATCGTATACTTTATAGACCTTCTTATGCGGTGCAGGGAAGAGAATTAACACAATCACAAACTATTACACAGGAACAAATTAAAAAATTTGGTGATCATGTATTTACACATGGTGCAATGGTTATACCTGGGCAGATTACGTATGATCAAGATGTATCTTATCAAAAGATAGAAGCATCGTATGGTAATCCACCAGATCAGTTAGATGTTGATCCTAATAATTTTCTTGGTTACACAATAGTTGGTGATTCATCAGGAGTTGAAGGTGATGTTATAAATGTAGCACCTAAGACAGAAACCGATCCTTTAACATTTTTTATAAAATTCAAAAATTCTGGCAATAATAATGAATCTATTGGTTTTTGGGATGGAGAAACTATTTATCGAAAAGATGATAATCAAATTCGTGCTCTTATTCCTGGAACCTTAAATTTAACTAATCCGACATATGATAATTGTGGGAAATCTTCAATTGCGTCTATCGACAAAGGTATTTATTATATAAATGGTTTATTTGTTGATAATGATTCTCAATCAATAGTATTGAGTAAATATGATCAATCTCCTTCATGTAGAGTTGGTTTAAGAATTTACGAAACAATTGTTACTCCAGAAGATAATTTATCACTTACTGATAATGCTAAAGGTTCTCCTAATTATGCCGCTCCAGGAGCACATAGATATAAAATTGAATTAAAATTAGAGTACCTGGATTATGATGAAGATGTTTCGGATGATTTTGTAATTCTTCAAATAATCAAAGAAGGTATTTTAATTAAAGAAATTCGTACATCAGATTATTCTGAACTCGAAAAAACTTTTGCTCGTAGAACATTTGATGAGTCTGGCAACTATACCGTAAATCCTTTTTCTATTATTTTAAAAGAACATTTTCGTGATGAAAACGATGAAAAATATAAAGAAGGTGTATATTTCAGTGGAGATAAAGCAAAATTAGTAGCTGAAATGGGAACCGGAAAGGCTTATGTTCAAGGATATGAAATAGAAAAAATATCTAATACTATGGTAGATGTTGATAAGGCAAGAGATTTTGTTAATGCAAATAATTCTATTACAAATTTCTCATTAGGAAATTATATCAAAATTTCACAAATGCATAATATTCCAAGAATTGATATACTTGGAAAAATAGAATTTTATGCTTCTGTTGCTACTCCTGGAACAAATAATGGTGATTTAGTTGGTTCTGCAAGAGTTCGTTCGATAAAACGTAATGGAATAATTTCTAATTTATATATATTTGATATTAATATGATTGGTAATTATAATTTTGAAGATGATGTTAAATGGATATATGATACAAATGAAAGTAGTTCAAAAAACTTTACATGTATTCCAGTAATAGAAGATGGAAATAAAGTTTATCTATATAGTTCAGATAAAAATTCACTTATATTCCCATTACCTAATAATGCAATAAAGACTTTCCAAAATGATACAACATATGATATTTATAGAGAATATTATGATCAAGGAACTGTAAGTGGTGAAATTTCTTTAAATTCTGTTGGGCAAGAAGTATTTCAACAAGACACTTCAAAATATTACATTTATAATTCATCAAATGGTGTTGAAATTACAGATGCTACTTTTGCATTTTCTAATGGTGGTGGAACTGTTACTATAGGAAATCTTCCTACTAATGTAAATTTAATAGTTCCTATAGCCAAAACATCAGCAACATTAAATACAAAAACTCTTGTAAATGATCAATTAATTTTAAATAATCCTAATAAAATCCAAAACGAGTCTGATTCATTAGGTGTAGCTGATATATTTAAAGTCCATAAAATATATATGTCTAAAGACTTTAATACAGCACCAACTACAAATGATCAGGATGTTACTGATAGATATAGTATGAATAATGGTCAAAAAGATAATTATTATGATGTTGGATTTATCACATTATTAGGTAGTTCTCCTGCACCAACTGGACAGTTACTTATTGATTTTTCATATTTTACTCATGGAACTGGTGATTATTTTACAATTGATTCTTATACTGATCTTGATCCAGAAGATATAATTTTTTATTATTCTAAAGAAACTGGTGCAACATATAACCTTTTTGATTGTTTCGATTTTAGACCACGAAAAAATAATACTGGTGATAGTTTTGTCGGGATAGGTGCATCTATTAACGAAATTCCTGTTCCTTTGACTGATATACGAGCCGATTATGACTATTATCTTAATAGAATAGATTATCTATATCTTGATTATATGGGTTCATTTAAAGTAGCAAAAGGTATTCCGGCTATTAATCCTAAACCACCGGAAAAACCAGAAATGGGTATGATTTTATATGAAATATCCATACCTGCATATACATATACACCTGATACT